GATACGGAGACGGCCGTCTGCCTCCTGTATCCGTTTATGCAGGCGCTTGAGGGTACGGCGGAACACGGTGGCCAACAAGGCCAGTACGATGCCTGCCGGCAGGATGATGGCGGCCAGCCGCGGCTCCATGCGCAGCAGCACCGCCGCCGCAGCAATCAGGCGGACCAGCATGCCCGCGGCATTGGGAATTACCTGAGCCAGCGTGTCCGCCGTCACGGCGGTATCAGAGGTCAGGCGATTCAGCCACTCGCCGGAGTGCACGGCGGATACGGCGGCGTAGTCCTTTCGCAGCAGCGTCTGGAACAGGCGGGCCTTGAAGCGGTTTTCCAGCGTAGCGCGGGTGTACTCACTGAGGTGGCGGTCCACCGCGCGGAGAACGATCTGGAAAGCCATCAGGCTCACCAGCCAGATAGCACTGCGGACAAAGGCCAGGGTCTGGCCGGCGGTGGCCGCGTCGATCAGCGCCCGCAGGATCAGCGCGTAGCCTACGCCGCACAGGGCCAGAACAGATTGCACCGCCAGCAGCAGGGCGGTGAGGTATCCGGCACGGCCCGCCACCGAGGCGATCCAACGGATGACGCCGGATGCCGGCGCAGCAGAACGGGGCATAGTATTCCTCCCCAAAATGGTCTGGATAGGCAGAAAGCTGTCGGTACGACGGCAAAATGCACATATACGACTAATTATACGGTTCAAGGCGGGCCGCGTCAAGTGATTTGGGGGCAGGAGGGAGGCTTTTGGTGTCTGCGGGTAAAAAATTTTGAAATTATGGCCGTTTGTCAAGAGTAAATGCACAAAAAAGCAAAAATATTTTTTATGAGGCCAGAATGAGGGCGATTTCTTCCCGGAAAAGCTGCTCGGAGCACAGATAACCGAACATTTTGCGGGGGTAGTTGTTCAGCCAGTCCTCGATCCGCTTGGTCTCCTCGTAGGAGACCGTGCTTAGGTCGGTGCCCTTCGGCAGGTGCCGACGTATGAGGCCGTTCTGGTTCTCATTGGATCCGCGCTCGCTCGGCCGGTAGGGGTGGCAGTAGTAGACCTCGGTGCGGGTGCCCTTGCCGCTGGCGCTTCGTTCGATCCCGGCGGCGTCGGCAAACTCGCAGCCATTGTCGCAGGTGATGGATCTGAATACCTTCGGGAACAGGTCGCCGTACTTGGCCTCGAGCCCGTCAATCGCAGCGACGACGCTGGCGGCCGTCTTGTCCGGCGACGGTATAATGAGCTCCCAGCGCGTTTTCCGCTCGGTCATCACGATGTAGGTGTTGCTGACGCCTTGGCAGCTCTCGACGCTGTCCATCTCCCAGTGACCGAAGGTGCTGCGGTCGTTGATGTGCTCAGGGCGATCCTCGATACTCCGGCCGGCGGGCTTGCGAGGCATGGATCCGGCCGGGCGCTCTGGCTGGTGGCGCTTGCCGTGCTGCGGCAGCATGGAGACGGTCAGCTCGTCGCCGAAGATCTCGCCGCGGATGTAGTTGTAGGCCGTACTCGCGCAGATGTGGGTCTTGAAGGGCCAGCCCTTGACCTCGGCCTCACCGATCGCAGCCTCCGGGCTGTACTTCTCGTCGCGGATCTTGGCGATCAGGTAGTCGGCCAGCTCGTAGTCGTTGCCGATCTTCAGCTCCGGCCCTTTGGCGCGGAGGTTGGCCTCATAGCGGGCCTGTGCGCCTTCGGGGTTGTATCTTGTCTCGGTGGTGTAGTCGCTGTTGAGGTGCTCATAGGTGCACCGCTTCAGCTCCCGGTAGATGGTCGTATGATGGACGCCGAGCTCCTTGGCGATGTCCGTCGGCTTCATTCCTGCGCGGATGAAGGCGTCGAGCTGGATGCGCTTGGTCGGCGTCAGATGGCTCCAGTGCTGTCCCATTGTGTTCCCCTCCATGATAAAAAGAAAAAGGGCGGCCCGCCGGCCGCCCTTCTGTGTCAGTGTTCCTCGTAAATTTTCAGGAGCTCGAGCGTCTCCTCGTCTGTGATGATGTCAGCCAGCCTGCACTCCAGCGCGTTGCAGATCTTCAGCAGCGTCGGCAGCTTCGCGCCGTTGATGTCCCGGGCACCGCGCTCGTACTGCTGGAGCACCTGCACCTTGATCCCGGCCAGATCGGCGAGCTGAGACTGAGACAGGCCGGCAGCCTTGCGGAGCTTTTGCAGCCCCTCGCTTTTGTAGGTCACTTTGATCGAGATGTCCATGTTGTTCCTCCCGCTTGACTTTGCCGTGGTTTCGTGGTTATAATGAAAAGGAACGGCGGGCGGGATTTTTCCCGCCGTCCTTCGACCTTACTGCTTGGGCTTTTGGTTCGGCTTTATTGTGATCGTAATGGTGGCAACCTGTTCACACTTTAGAGCCTGTTCCAGCAGCTCGAGCAGTTTTTTCATCTGCTCAGCATCCACGGCTTTGCCTCCTTTCCGCGGTTTTGCTCTCCTTTCTTTCTGTACTCGGCTATCCCTTGCCTGTGATTATATTATAGAGCATTTGCTCTATAATGTCAAGCATAATTCGGCAGATTTTCAACATTTTCCCGCGTTTTTCCACAAAAAAAGCCGCACGGCGTCGCTGCCGTGCGGTTTTCTCATTCTTTCCCGAGCAGGTGGTTGATGGTGGTGCCGAGAGCGGTCGCCAGATAGTCCAGCTCGTAGTCAGCGACGACTCGGCTTCCGTTCTCGATCCTGCTGATGACCTTCTGCGTGACGTCCAGCCCGATGATCTGGAGCTTGTAGGCGAGCTGTTCCTGTGACAGGTTTGCCCGCAGCCGCTCCTCCCTGACTCTCTCCCCGGAGATGTTGCACCTGCCGTCTGGTTTGTATATTTTCGCAGCCCTCGCCTCCCTTTATGCTAAAGATGACTATGCAATATTGACTTTACCAGTTTTGGCGTGGTAATATTATGCCAAAGATGACTAAACGCTAAAAAGCGCACATAGGAGGGAAAAGCATGGGTACAAGGTTTAGACGCAGCTTTAAGGTGGCCCCGGGCGTCCGGGTAAACCTGAACAAAAAGAGCGCGAGCATCAGCTTCGGTCCGAAGGGTCTGAAGCACACGGTCAGCACGACGGGAAAAAGCCACACGACCGTCGGGATCCCCGGGACGGGCCTGTCATATACGACGAGCTCCGGCGGGAAGTCTGGCGCGCAGCAGGGCGCGGTCAGCATCCCCGCAGCGCAGCGGCCGACGTCGCCGAAAAGCAAGACGGTGGCGCTGCTGCTGTGCATCTTCCTCGGCTTCTTCGGCGTCCATCGGTTCTATGTCGGGAAAACCGGCACAGGCGTCATCTGGCTGCTGACGGCCGGGGCCTGCGGGATCGGCTGGCTGGTCGATATTTTCACCATCCTGCTCGGCGGTTTCTATGACTCCGAGGGCCGTGTGCTGCGGTTCCAGCCCACAGAGGCCGAGCTCGCCGCTGCCGGTGAAGCGCCGGATCCTGACGCCGAGGAGTAAAGCCCTACATAACAGAAAAAGCCCGCCCGGGATCTCCGGGCGGGTTTCTGCTTTTCTATGCGGTTTTAGAGTTTCGTGACGTAGTCCAGAGAGATCCAGCCCGCGCCGCTCTTGAGCTTGCCCCACTTGGTCGCGCCGGGGCCTGCGGCTTCGGCGACGATGGTGTAGATGCCCTTGCCCTTGATCTGGCCGGCGACGCCGTAGTTGGTGCCGGGGCCCTTGCGGATGTTCAGCACGTCGGCCGTCGTCCGCGCGCGGTAGCTCGTGGCCGTGCCGGTGCTGCCGGTCGAGATGTCCGCAGCGTTTACCCAGCCGTAAACGGTGGAGCCGCCGCCGATTGCCTTCAGGTGGTACGGGTGCGCCTTGCCGGCCGCGACGGCCGTGATGGTGGCCTTGCCGGGCTTGCAGGTCTTGGCGTCCTTGGCTGCTGCGCTGGTGTAGTGCTGCGTGCCCTTGAAGTCGACCACGTCGCCGACCTTCAGGCCGGTCTCTGTGCTGCCGGAGGTCTGGCCGCCGGTGCTGCCGCCTGCATCCTTGACGCCGAGGCGCTTGTTGACTTCGGCGGCGATCTGGCCGTGGCGGTTGTAGAGGTAGTCGCCCGGGCAGCTCTTATTCGCGTAGTCCCTGTGCACGGTCATGTTGCAGCCGTTCAGGTGGTTCACGCGGTCGTTTTTGCTGGTCGACCAGACGAGGCGCTTGATGCCGTTGCGCTTGCAGATGTCGGTCACGAGATCCAGCAGCGCGGCGTATGCCTTCGCGGAGACGGGCCAGTCAGGCGCGCCGCCGTTGTTGGCGACTTCGATGGTGACGGCCCGCTGGTCGTTGGCGTTGGACGAGGTGCACCACGAGCGGTTTGCCTCGTCGACGTACAGGGCGATCCGGCCGTCGGTGCCGATGCCGTAGTTGCTGGACGCCTGCCGCGCAGAGTTGGCGAACAGGTTGCCGCAGGTTTCGACGGAGCAGTTGCCGGCCATACAGTGGATCGTGATGGTGTCGATCTTCTTGGTGCGCTTGCCTGAGTGGTTCGGGCTGAGCTTGGTGTAGACCACCAGAGGGCTGTTACTCATTGTCGTCTCCTTTCCCGCCGGTCAGCTCGTCGAGAGTCTCGTCTGTGATGGTCTCGCCGGGCTTCAGCTTGATGTTGTCGGTGTTCTGGTTTTTCATGGGTTTGCCTCCTTTGCAAAAAGAAAAAGGGCGGGCCGGAGCCCGCCCTCTCCGTTATTCGATGGTCA